TCACCTCGCGGTCCCCGGCACGCAGCACGAACTCCTCGTTGAAGCCGTTGCCGTGGGCGGCCATGTCGTAGGCATAGGTGATGTTGTCGATCGTGACCGACTTCGAACCGTATTCCTTGCGGATCCAGTCGGCATTGGGCAGGTTGATGCCGATGGGCGTGGCGGGATAGCAGTCGCCGCCCAGCATCGCCACCGTGATGACCTTGGCCGAAACGCCCTTCACCTTCTCCTTGCGGTAGGCGGGAGCAACGGGCGAATGGTCTTCGAACCACTGCGCGTTATCCGAAATCACCTCCGTACGGTGGCAGGCCTCCTTGTCCATGAAATTCACGATGCCCTCCCACGAAGCCTTGCGGCCGAGCGGATCGCCGTAATCCTCGATAAAGCCATTCACGAAGTCGACGTTCGACACGGTGTCCTTCACCCAGCCGATATTATAGCGGTCGAACTCGCGCAGGTCGCCGGTCTTGTAATATTCGATCAGCGCTGCGATATTGCTTTTCTGCGGTTCGGTGGCTACGGCCTGCGCTTTTTCGAGCCAGTAGACGATCTTCTCGATGGCGGGCGAATACATGCCGCCGACCTTCCATACGCGCTCCTTTAGGACGCCGTTCTCCTTCACCAGCTTGGAGTTCAGGCCGTAGGAGATCGGTTCCGGGTCGTTGTGGTCGACCATGTCGGCGTAGAATTTCTCGACCTCGGCCTGCGTCACGCCCTCGTAGTAGTTGTTCGACGAGGTGGCGATCAGGTCTTCGCCCGCCGTCTGGTTCAGGCGCGTTTTATAGAGCGCCGGATCGAAGATAGCCTTGCAGACCTCGCCGCGCAGCGGGTTCAGGTCGCCGAACTTCTCCTCGGGGATCGTCTCTATCACGTCGAGCAGGTAACCTTCGGTGAACTCGGGGACGAACTTGTCGTTCGAATAGTGGTGATGAATGCCGTTGGCGAACCACACCTTTTTCAGGTATTTCTCCAAGGCCTTCCATTCGGCCGCCGAGCGGTCGCCCCGGTAGTTCTCGTAAACCGTTTCGAGCGTACGGCGCACGGCGAGGTTGTATTTGAAATTCTGGTCGAAAAGGATGTCCCGGCCGCACTTGGCAGCCTCGGCCAGGTAATAGACCAGTTCCTTCTCCGCAAGCGGAAGCTGCTCGAAACCGGGGACTTCGTAACGGATGACCTTGATGTCGTCGAAACGGTCGACGATCCACGGGGCTTCGCTCTTCGATGCCCCGCAGCACGAAGTCAGTGCAACAGCGGTAACAGTCATAGATGTCAGTGTAAATAAATTTTTCATGTCGTTCGGGTTTGAATTTCCCCGAAATATACGGTTTTTTTTAGAAAAAGAATAGGATAAAATGAAGATTTGAGCAGAATTGAGCATTTCAACTGACAGTCAGGAGGTTTCGGCATAGATTGGCACAAAGTGGCATAGATGGGGAAGACAGGCTTTGGGAAGAATATGGAAACAGATGCACTTCCAAATCATTACCCGACATCGGATGCACTTTTAACACTAACGGTCTATATTTCTGCGTTCTGCGTAGGTTTACATTCTGCCCTTACAACTCCCATAAACTAATTTTGCACCAAACAAAAAGTAAGGATTATGAGAAGTACATTCAAGACCGTGTTCTACGTGAACGCAAGCAAGGAGAAGAACGGAATTGTCCCTATCATGGGACGTGTGACCATCAACGGGACTATCGCACAGTTCAGTTGCAAGCAGACCATCCCGAAAGCACTTTGGGATGCAAAGGGAAACCGCGCCAAAGGCAAGAGCAAGGAGGCACAGGCGGTAAACTTCGCGTTGGAGAACATCAAGGCACAGATAGCAAAGCACTACCAACGTCTTTCAGACCGTGAAGCCTGTGTGACCGCTGAAATGGTACGTAATGCTTATCAGGGCATAGGCACAGAATATGAGACCTTGCTACGTGCCTTTGACAAAGAGAACGCGGCTTTTGCCAAACGTGTGGGTAAAGACCGCTCCAAGCGCACATATCTGAAATACCTGACTGTTCGCAAGTATGTAGCCGAGTTTATCAGAAAGCAATATAAACGTGCCGACATAACAATGAACGAACTTACGGAGGATTTCATCCGCGACTATTGCCTGTACCTGCGCAACGAGGCAGGGCTTGCACAATCTTCCGTGTGGATATACTCCATACCATTGAAACATATCGTCACCACGGCTCACTACAATGGAAAGATACCGAGAAACCCGTTTGCAATGTACCACGTTGACCCCGACCACAAGGAGCGCGGCTTCCTGACGGAAGAGGAACTTCAGGCATTGGGCGCAATCAAACTGGAGAATCCTAACTTCGCACTGGCAAGGGACTTGTTCCTGTTCGGATGCTGGACGGGCATATCGTTCATAGACATCAAGAACCTCACGACTGACAATGTCGTGGAAATAAACGGTGCGCTGTGGATTGTGTCGAAACGGCAAAAGACAGGTGTCCCGTTCCAAGTCAAGCTGATGGATATTCCGATGCAGATAATCAAGCGTTATGAACCGTTCCGAAAAGACAAGAGACTGTTCAACATAGGCTCACTTGACATGGTGAACAAACGCATAAAGAGCATAGCAAGGAAGTGCGGCATTGAGAAGCCGGTTTCCTTTCACCTCAGCCGCCACAGCTTTNAAGAAAAGAGGCTATTTAACATAGGCTCACTTGACATGGTAAACAAACGCATAAAGAACATAGCGAAGAAGTGCGGTATCGAGAAGCCGGTTTCCTTTCACCTCAGCCGCCACAGCTTCGCTGTCATGGCATTGAACTACGGTATGCCGATAGAAAGCGTGAGCAAGATACTCGGACATACGGACATCAAGACCACGCAGATTTATGCCAAGGTAACGAACACGAAACTAAACAGCGACATTTCCGCCTTTGAGAACAAAATAAGCGGACGTTTCGCCATATAACCGCTTGATTATGGAACGGGACATTATTACGATGAACGAGTACGGTAGAGTGACGATACCCACTTCTACAAATGTATGGATGACGGAGGCAGAACTGTCCGCATTGTTTGGTACAATCGCCCCGACACTCCGTACAGCTATTCGCGCCATATATAAGAGTGGAGTGCTGAAACAACATAAGGCAGAACGGTATATCCGTTTGCCCGATGGCTACGGCATGGACGTGTATGCCCTGTCTATGGTCGTGGCACTCGCATTCCGCATCAACACCCCATGCGCGAGAAGGGTACGCAAAGCCCTGTTGGAAAGGTTGTACGGGCAAAAAGAAAGACAAGTCCTGTGGGTGTCAATGAACAGACCGATGCTCGAGTGTTAGAGCGTGGGTACGTACCTACGCTAACCGCCCGAAGAAGTGACGATGCCATGCTTCTTCGGGCTTTCTTTTTTCTTTCCAGCCCCTTTCCCTTATGCGATTTTCTGCATTTTTTTGCCTGCTTGTTACGATTGCACCGTTTTGCTTCATTTTACGTATCAGTGTTTTATGTGTCACACCATAACTTTGCGCCCGATTGTTTAACCCGTTGCCGACACTGCTGTCGGCGACATAAAACCAAGCAAAACCTATGGTAGAACAAGACGAATTCATCCGTGTGGGAACTACCCTCTACAAGATTGTTGACCAGCCGCTGATTGACGGGGGCTGTGTGAAGAAACGCATCGCATGGAACTCCGAGACCTTGCGGCAGGACTACGGCAAAGACCGCATGGCTACCGTGCCGAAGTATGACGGTTTCTGTACCGTCCCCGACCATGTGGGCTACAAGCCCGTTGTCGGAAAGTTCCTCAATCTCTATGAGCCGATAGGACACCGACCGCAGGAGGGCAGTTTCCCCTGCATCCGCTCGTTAGTGGAGCATATCTTCGGAGAACAATACGAGTTGGGCATGGACTACATGCAGTTGCTCTACCTTTATCCTATTCAGAAACTTCCTATCCTGTTGCTCGTGTCCGAAGAACGGAACACGGGCAAAAGCACGTTCCTCAACTTCCTGAAAGCCATTTTCCAAGACAACGTGACGTTCAACACCAACGAGGACTTCCGCAGCCAGTTCAATTCCGATTGGGCAGGGAAGCTGCTCATTATGGTGGACGAAGTACTGCTCAACCGCAGGGAGGACAGCGA